TGAGCAGCCAGTTGGTGGTGTTGGAGTTTGATAGCTTGGCGAGCTTGCTGTAGTAGATCAACTCGCCCGTGTAGCTGGAGTCAGGGATAGGCACAACGCGTAGCTGCGACCCGACTACGCCAAAGAATTTAGGCTTCCCACTGGATGTGTACTGAGTCAGCAAGTCATCCAGGCTGTCAATGGTCTCAAACTGCAATGGACTGACGGGGTTTGTGTCCATCTTGAACGTCCGCGCCTCCAGGAAGTCGCCTGGCGTTGCGTTGTACTCGGCGTCAATGGTGGCCGTGGCGCGGGTAATCATTTGGGTGGTGCGCAGTGTGCGCTCCATCTGGGACTCAGCGAGAGATACAAAGTCGGTGATGGCAGACGTGAGATCGCTACGGTTGAGCCAATCGGCGACCGAGGCTTTCAGTTCAGCGTAGGTGCTAAGTGCCATGCTCTGCCTTTTCCTTTTCGATGTCGCGCATCATCCAGGTGTGATCGTGTTTAAATTCAAAAGTCCCGATGTGTCCAATCTCTTTGCTCACATCATGGTCTATGTAGATTTTATACCCTGCCGCCTTCGCCTTTTGGCAGAAGAAAATATCCTCTCCGATGTAGCCTCGGGCGTCGGTGCGCCAGGGAGTCTCAAACCAGGGTTCTGTCAGCTTCTCAAAGACGTTGCGCTTAATCAGCATCACGCCCATGCCGATGCTGCCTACTTCCTCGATGCCGGTGGACTCGGGCATGGTGTAGATCAATTCGCGCTTTCCATCAGAATCGTACTTCTGGGCAGTCGGGCCGGTAGGGATGCGTCGGCGTGCGCAGTTGGTCGCCACGATGTCTAGGTCATGCTTGAGCAGGCGCTCCACCATGTCCTGCGGGAACGTCATGTCTGAGTCGATGAACAGGATATGCGTGCAGCCCTCGGCCATCGCGTCCAGCGCCAGGTCAGCACGCTGGTTCTGGATCAGCGTGCCCTGCATGATCTTGAGAGACACTGCGTCTGTCGTGTTGAGCGTGTGGTAGCAGACCATATTCACCAAGCAATAGGTAAAGTTAGCATGGACCATGTCCCGCGCTGGGGTGCAGACTGCAATGTAGTTGTTCATACTTGTCCAGGTCTCGTTCTAAAAAATCTATTGTCGGGGTCATTGAGCCAGCGTTTCATGTACGCCTGATCGTCCAGCTTGCCCTCGGCCTTGAGTTTGTAGTAGACGCCTTCTGGAATGCTGGCGACGTGATGCCACTCGCCTTTCCAGTTTGCGCGCTCATCTACCTTATTGAAATCCGCTTTGTTTGCTTCAACAACTGCTGTGACATCCTGCTGAGTCTGAATTGTTGCCTGGCCGGTTTCATCGTTGAAATGCCAAAAACGGGTGATACCCGCTTCCTTGTTCTCGTCAAATATTTGATTATTCATGCGTTAAAAAAGGGACCAGGTTGCCCTGATCCCTTTCACTTGATTACGAAGTAATCAGGTCAGCAGCCAAACCGTGGGCGTTCTCGGCCAGCACCTTGTGACCCCACTCCACCAGCAACATACGCTTCTCAGCGTCGCCGGTCTTAGCGAGTTCAACTTGCTGGTAAGGACGCAGCACAGTCATCTTGGCGTATTCGGGATCCAGCACCCATGCATCACGCTCACGTTGGAACCTGTTCGCTATAACGGCCACTTGACCGAAGTCGCTGACGTAAAGATCAACCGCGCCGATCAAGGTCGCAGGCTTCTCACCGCCATTGATGTTGTAACGGCTGGAGGCGATACCAGAGAAACCGCTGACGCGCTGCTTGTTAACAGGGCCGGTCATCAGAATCTTTGGAGTGCCGCCAGATGTCCACACTTGCTGAATCACATTCTTGAGAATGGTCTCAGTAAAGGTACGCACAGTGCCGTCAGTACGGGCGCTGTTTGGCAGCGTGGTGTACGACGGGTTAGTACCATCAGTCTGCTTATCGACGTTGGTCTTGATAAACGCGCCCAGAGATGCTGTACCGCGTGCAACGCTGGTGCTACCGGCAGCAGCCACAGCACTGTTCAACAAAGTGAACTCTTGATCGCGACGAAGTTCAGAACCCCGCTTCGCGATTTGGTAGGCTAGCTCACTGCGACGCCCTGCCTTGTTAACCACCTCTTCAGTCGCGGACAAGACAATGGTCTTGCGCGAAATCTGAGCGTAGTTTTGCAGGCGAACGGTTGCGGTAACAGAATCAAAAGAGGAGACATCGTCGCCCTCGATCTGCTTGTTGGCTGCAGCCGCTGCCAAGGTATCGGTCTGCCACTCAAACAGCGAATTGCTGATTGACTCGCGGCCAATGTTCGATTGGTACGGTACATCTTCCGGTGCTATGTTAGTAATAATATTCGAGAGGTCTTCCCGAATACCCTTTGCGTCAAAGGTGGTAAATGTGTTGGTTACGATTGCCATAATGTTCTCACTTCAATAAAAGTTCAATTGCCGATGCCGCATCTTGGACGCGGCCACTTTTTGCAAGACGTTGTTTTGCACGCGTTGACTCGCTTGTTGTAGAGACTCGACCCGCTGCACCTGGCTTGGCTGGTCTTGGGCCATTGTTGGTCACCGGCTTGATGTTGCCCCGCTTGGACATCATCTGCTCGTACAGTGCCGCTTTACGCAGCACATTCACGACGCGGTGGTCAAAAATGTTCTTCAGTTCATCAGGTTGGAATCCGGCTTTCTGCCCGAATTCAATGAGTAGCGCCTTTTCTGCCTTGGCCTTGGCGGGGTCCTTCCACTCGGGTAAGACTTCCATCAATCTTTCCTGCTCTGTGGCGAGAAACGCCTGCATAGACTGCGCCTGTTCTGCGCGTGAGATTTCTGCAAGTCGCTGCTGTTCGCTCTGAATAGCCGCGTACTTAGTCTGGTTCTCACGCACTAGCTCTTTCTGCCTCACCCACTCGATGGGGTCCTCTTGGTAGAGGCGGTCCCAATCGATCTGAGGCTCTGCCGCCTGCTGAACTTGCTGCTCCAATGCTCCTAACAGTTGAGCGTACTGCGCACGCTCGGCGCGGATGGCCTGGCTCTCTTGCTCGACTTGCTTGCGCACCTCGGCAATCTGCTGGGTCTTCCGCGTGTAGTCTTGGGTACGTGAGTAACCTTGTTGGAGTTCGTCAAGCGTTACAGAAACTTCCTTACCGTCTACTTTGACGGTGAAAGTCTGCGGCTCTTCGCTCTCCTCTGATTCCTCATCTTCCTCTGACTGTTCGGTAGGTGTTTCATCGTCCGATGCGTCTGCATCACCGGACAATTCTTCATCCACCGCCGCCTCAGTTTCCTGAGATAACGCCTCGTCGGTTGACTTTTCTCCCTCGTCGGGAAGTATGGCCGTGAGTGCCTGGACTGCTGCGTCCATATTGAGTGATTCTGTCATTTGTTAACCCGTTCCAGCGCACGCTGCGCCACTTTTGCGTTGTCGATGGTCTTTGTGAGTTCACCTTTGAGGTTATCTATTGCCCTCAACATGGACCAGGCCATCTCTCGCTTTGCGGATTCTTCGGGTTTGCTGCTCTTGAAAATCCAGAGTTGCTCGTTCTCAATCTTGCTTAGTGCAGTATTGAACGTCTCGTCCTCCATGAGTTCCTGCGCCTTGCGGCCAGAGCGTATTGCTTGTTCTGTCATGCCATTCCAGGTTGGTTGATGGTTGCCTCTCGATTCATGCTGGTGACAGCTTGAATCTCAGCGTTGCTAATCTGTGCGTTGTACTTTAACTCAATTTCGTATTTCTTTAGTAGTCCATCCTGCGCCAGTTGGTCGCGCCGGAAATCATCGTCGCGGATCATCTGCTCGCGCTTGAGTTCCAACTCGGCTGCCTTCTTCTGGATGTCGGCCTCGATGGACTTGGCCTGCACCTCGGCCAGCACCTCCTCGGGTGTCGGTTTTGGAGGTGGGGGCGCTGGCGGCTGGTAGTCGGCGGGGATGTCGTTAAAGAACTGGCTGGAGTCCTTGAACCCACTGAGTTCCACAATCTTGCGCAAGGTGCTGGCGTACATGGACGGGCTTACCAGCGGGTTTTGTGGGCCGAGTTGCGTCAGCGCCTCCTGCTGCTTGGCGCTAATCATCATCAGAGCCTGGAGTCGCTCGTTGGTGTCGCCGTTGCCAAGTCCGATGTTGATGCTCACGTCCATGTTGGCGTTCCAGGCGCGGGGATCAATCTCCACAAACTGGTCGCGCAGGCGAATCATGCGGGGCTTGTCCTGGTGGGTCACCATCAGGAATAGGATGCCCTTGAATAATTTTTTCATGCCCTCGGCCATCATCCGCGCCGTGAGTTCGATACGACCCTGGGACGCGCTGATGGTTGCGGCCACCGCCGCCTTGGTGCTGGACTGCAATGCGTCGGCGTTCAGACCCATTGCGGCCTTGCTCATGCCGGTGCGGTCTTCCTTGATCTGGTCGATGTAGTCCAGCATGGGGAACGCGGCCTGTCCTACAAACGGGCTGGAGAACGGCTGCACCATTCCAGGTGCACGCATACGAATGATTGCGCCGGTCTCGTTGTTCAGCACGTCATCCATGTTGACCTGGCCCTCGACCACCGCAGTGCGGGGATGGATGGACTGAGCCAGGGAGTCCAGCGTGTTGCGCAGGATCTCAGACTTGATCTCCTGGATGTCGTGCGTGATGTCGAAAATGGACATCGCCTCGATGGGGCTGGTGTGTGGCTCGGGGTCGCATGGGAAGTCTACAAATGGGATGTAGGACGCTGGCAGATTACGCACAACCTTGTAGCCGGAACCCATGCAGCAGATCTTGCGCAGCTCTGGGATGCCGTCGCCGTCGTAGTCAATGCGCTCGTACGCCTCAATGTACAGGACGCGGCGCTGCATTGGGTTGGCGCTGTCAGTCTGGCCGACGGCGGTCGCCAGCGGCTGGCGTGCCAAATACTCTTCGTTATCGTCCAAGTCGGAGGCGGTGACGTTGTCCAGCACCTCGTCCTCGTCGTAACCCATCGCAATCAGTTCGGCGACAGTCGCCATCTTCCGGTGCGCGATCAGGCTGCAATCGTCAAAGGACCGCGCTCGGCGGTCAATCAGCAACTCCTCGGGTGGCACTGCCATGATCTTGATGCGCCCGTCCTTGGTCACGCGCTTGAGTTGCACGTCGTGCAGCATGGGTGGCGGCATGGGCGGCAGCATCTGACCCGTCATCGGGTCAATCATTGGCTGCATAGGTGGCGCGTCGGGGTCAGGGTAGCTGACAACAATCTTCACCTCGGCCTGCTCCTGCATCAGTATTTGCAGGGTCTGCTCATCCAGGCCGGTGAAGTCGGTAATCTCCACCTTCTCGGAGTCCTCCCACCAGAATTTCGCAATGCCGCACTTCCGGACCAGGCTGTCCTTGAAGATGGCGTAGGTGGTCATAAAACCGTTGTTGTCACGGCCAAAAATGAAGTTCGCGTAGTCGGTGGCTTGCTTGGCGTACTCAACATCTGCCGGTGTCTCGGGGACGTACTCGACGGTGTTCTCGCTAGAGAAAAACACCCGCATCAGGCTAGGCATCATGGCGCTGACGGTGTCACGCACCTCCATCGCCACCACCTGGGAGCGCCCATCCTCCTCGTTCCCAAACGGGTCGCCACGGTAGTAAGCGGTTCCCATCGCCCGAATGGGCGAGATGTCGGAGTCGATGTAGCTGACGGCGTCGGTCAGGTCCTGCCCGATGATCGCCTCCAGTTCGGTGTCATCCATTGGCTCTTGGGCCGCCACGTCGGTGGTAATTGGCATATCGTTCATGTTCATTTTGCTTTGTTCCTTGCAGATATGGCTTTTGCCTTGGTTCGCGCATCAGCCTTAGATGACGCACCCCACGCTTTCAAACTCAGCAGCAAGCGCGTTGGCTCTCCGTCTTTCATCTCAGCGCCTGGCATATTGCCCATTCTCGCAAGGAATGACGCCCTGCGCGGGTTATCGCCAGACTTCACCGGAGCTTTAAGGTTCATGCCCTCGGCCTTGGCGCTGGCGCGTCCCTTGGCATTCAATCCGCCACTGGGACTCTTTCCCTCTTTACGCTGCCACGCTGGTGTCTTCATGCAAAGCTCTCTTCAGCCTTAAACCATTTCTCTGCATATTGCGGCCTGTTCTCTTTTATCCAAGGAACCGCCGCCTTAGTCAGCGCGTTACCGTCCATGCCAATGGTTAGGCTACCAACATGGTGTACATACGATGTACTCAAGTAATGGTGAAAACCAGCCGCACGCAAGTCCTCGCAGTGGACATCATCCGAGTACCAGTTCAGAGGTGGAAATTTGTGCATATCCCAAGCATCGCGCCCAATCCAAGCAAATATTGGGCTTAAACACTCCATACGCAAAATCGCATCTTCAGAGGGGTACTTGTAAAAATTCAGTTTCTGATCAAATGGGTTGCTGCGAATGTTCTGCAGCGCCCTGGCAGCATCACAACGTGCAACAACCCAGCCAACAGGCTCGCCGGTTTCCTCTTTAATCTGCTTGACATCCTCCATGAGGGATCGATAACTGTTTGGCGTCAGCACAATATCGTCATTTGCGCAGATCACTGACTCAAAGCCATCAGCAAAGGCGCGGTCCATGATGTCGTTGTAGGACTCGCCAAACGTATCCGAGGAACCGAATACCTTTAGGTCAGCGTCAAAGCCGCTGATAACTGACTCAGGACCGCGCAAGTAGACAGGCACTTCGGGACAGTATTCGGCAATGCTTGCAAGCATCACCCGCAAACCCTTGCCACGCACTGTCGAGATGCAGATCGGTGAGATCATTTCTTCTTCACTGGCTTGGCCGTCTTAGCCGCCTTGCGAAAGTCGGCTGCGCTGGGCGCTGCCTTTGTGCCAGGCTTGTTCATCTTCTCGCCAGAGCCTGCCGCGATACGCTTCTGCTTGGCGTTGATGTTTGCGTAGAGTCCAGGCTTTTTCATTCTTCCACCCCACCCTCTAGTTGCGTGTCCATAGGCGCTTCATTGTCTGCACGGCCATCGTTCGGGCCTCCTGTAACCCAAGCATCGCACGTTCTAGTAGCTGCGCACTTGAAGTCGAAAATCTCGCAATAGCCGAGATCAGCGAGTCGTATAGTTCCCCAAGGATCTGCTTCATTTCCAATTCCTTTAGCAATGCAATTTTTAATAGAGTCCTGCACATTAAAGGCGGCGCAGTTACCGCAGCGGCTCTTCTTCGCGTCTTCGATGCTCACGTCCCAGGTGTCAGCCTTCTTCTTCCAGTAGGCCGTATTCGGCAGCGCGGGATTCTCAGGGCCGTAAGCGGCAGTGGTGATCGCCTTGGCGCGGTTCTTCAGGTTCAGCACTACGTCCTGGGTAGGCATAGGGCACTTCTCGACCTCCTTCTCGGAAGTCATCATCTGGTTCATTGCCGCCTGGTACTTGGCGGGTACGTCGCGGGTAGCCATTACATTTTTCCTTTTGGCATAGGCTTCGACTTGCCAGCCTCAGACAACGCGATAGCAATCGCCTGCTTGGGATTCTTCACCACGCGCTTGGTCATGCCCGAGTGCAATTTCCCAGACTTGTACTCGCCCATCACTTTTGCAATCTTCTTCGCGGCCTTGTCAATCTTCATGGAGTCGCTCCTTCAGTTGGATGCGCAATTATGCTACGCGAGCAAGGTTACGGCGCAGCGGCTTGCTCCAGGACACTTTAGCCCCGCCGAATGCACCAATCACCGCGTCTGAGGCAAACGTCAAGCAAAAGGCGTCGGCGCGGTCCGGACTCGGGAACCCACGCTTTCGGATCTCGTCCTTGCCCTCAATCTGAATCTTGCCGGAACTAGTGAACGAATACCGCACGATGGCCAACTCTGCCACCAGAGCCTCGTCTTTAGGCATCTTGCAGTCACGCCCCTCCAGCCAGGCTTTGGCCTTGTGCCATAACTCAGCCTTCAGATTCCGGTAAGTCGCGCCCATCGCTGGACTCTCGGACACGTTGATGCCGCGACAGGGAAGATTCAGTTCCCGCAGCCGGTCAACCACTCCCGCGCCCAGGCCGATCGAATCCACCAGGATTTCAGTCGGTCTCTCGGATGGTGGCAGGGACTCGTACTCGGACACCACTGCACCCGTGAGTTGCATCAGGTCCAGATTCTTCCAGGTCTTGATTGGCTCGGTCACGGCGTTCCCCTTGCGTTTGCAGAGAGCCGACCTATCACTTCCAAACCGCGCAACGTCCAGACCCCAGACCATTGGCGCTGACTGGCTCGGCTCAACGTCTCGCTGCTGCGCCATCTCCAGCAACTCCATTGGGATGACAGTATCGTCATCTGAGCGCGGAAACTCGCCCAATACGCGGATCCGGTAAGCATTGCTCTCCTCGCCGTAGCGTGCCGCCATCTCCTCCAGGTACGCCTGGCTGACGCGGGGAGAGTCGGCGCAGGACACCTTCATCGTCACCCAATCATCCTTCAGCCGGTTGTGGGTGTCGTAAAAGAAACCCGTACTGCGCACAGGGTTCCCCAGCAGCAGCGTCACCGCCTTGTGACCCGACATGGAACCGGCTGCAGCCTCGAACACCGCCTCGGGGATGCCGGATGCCTCGTCTGCCACCAGCATGACGTTGTCGGAGTGGACGCCTTGGAGTGCTTCGGGCTGCTCGGCTCGGCTGGTCCTGGCCGAGATGAACGCCTCGTTGGGCGCTTCCTTGACCTCGACCCTGTCCTGCTTGACATCCAACTGGTCTTGCAGCATGGGCGGTAGCTGCTTAACCCAGCGCTTCAGTTCCGCGAACAGGGCGTCGTAAAGTTGGCTTGACGTTGGCGCTGTAACCACAATCTTGACAGGGAACCGTAGGAACAGATACCAGAGCATTGCCCAGGCGCTGGCGGTTGACTTGCCTACGCCGTGGCCGGAGCGTACGCTAATGCGTCGGTTTCCAGCCGCAATGTGATTCAGAAACTCTACCTGCCAAGTGTCAGGCTCGGTGTTCAGCACCTCGCGCACAAACAGCACTGGGTCGTTTCGGTAGCGCAGGGCGAACTCGATAAACGGGTTCGCGGGAACTTCCAAATTTTTTTTTGTAGCCATAGTGCGTTATCCGGTAGGGGGTAGGGGGTCAGGGGAAACGTGGATTCGGTAGGTGTGAATCCGGTAGGTGTTTAGGTACTGCCACAACCGCCCCGCCGCCAGCGGCCCACGGGGGGGGATCGGCGGCCAGCGGCCAGGGCGCGGCCACCTGGCGACGGGCTGCATCCTGTGGATAACTCAGCACGCTGCGCGTCCCCTCTGACGCTGCGATATGGTGCGCGTAAGCCTATGATTCCATTGAGTATTTCGCTGCGCGTCTGCACTTAGTGCAACAGAACTACTTAATACAGTGTCCATTATGTGAAGCAAAACAGGGTACTTATGCCTGTTTCTGCTTAATTCTTGAGCAAATGCACTCATTATGTGGATAACTTTGGCATCTGGTCTGTGGATAACTGCTCAACCACCTCGACGTGGCGCAGCGCCTCCATGCGTAAACCCTGGATGCTGATGCTGACCTGGCTGGCTTTCTCAGTGCCGTACGTCTTCCGGTCCCACCTCTCGGCCAGCCATTGGCGCGTCCTGATGCGCTGTACGTCGCGCTGGCCGTTGTCGGCGTCCATGCTGTCCGCAATGGTCAGTGTCTCGCAGGCTAAATGCGAGGCCGCTTCCACCCGCGCGCGCGTAATTATAGGTTCGTAGTCGTTGTCCGCTATCCAGGTGTCGAGCGCACGCCGTCCGATGCCTAGGCCACGGCATATGTCTGCCTTGCTGCGACCTTCCTCAAACATAGACAGGATTAACTCGTCATCGATGTCCTCCAACAGCGCGATATCGGCTCTCACTTTCGGATTCCCAGGCATTACATGACCCTCCAAGCGTTTTTCGTTACCGCAAGCACCCTGCATACCACCTCGTCCCATAAATCACGTCCTGCGTCCATCTCGTTCCCTTTCTGCTGCCTTCGTATCAAACATCTTGCCGCCCTTGAATGGTTTGCTGATGTCGATGTCATTCTCCATGTCCTCAAACCCGCTGCTTCCTTGCGGCGTCACGGGAACCATTGTCGTACCTGGCAGTGCCGCTTTGATCTCCCTTACCTGAGTCAACGTCGGACCCGTCATCACCACCTCCAGTTCCTCGAGTGTCCAGACCGAGCGATTAACTGGCAGCTTGCGGAATTGCTCGTACCAGGTCGCCATCTGCTTGTCCCTGACGATCACCATCAGGCTCCCGTCGGCCATCCGATGTTCCATGCAATCGATTCTAGGCATCTGCTCAATGCCTGACTCAATCGCCCACCGCGTTAACGCCTTGTAGGCCGCGATCATTCCCCTGATGGACTTCTCCAGCCTTTCCTCGTCCCGCGCCTGGCTGGCCTCCCAGATGCGTTCCCGCTGCGCGTTGACCTTTCTTCGGAACTCGGCATCCACCAGGTTAATCACTCGGTCAATGCCCCAGACCTTCTCATGCTCCATCTTCGCGGTCTCCATCTCAACCATGAGCGAATGCTGGTAGACCTTGAAATAGTCGGATGGGAAAACGTCAGTCTCTACAAGTTTTTTAGTTGCCATCAAAAGCACCCCCGTACATCTCGTATACGTACACACATTTCGGCGTACACCGTATATGCGTATACATTGTCTTAAGACAATATGTGTATACACATATACGTTTTACGGTTTTGTACAAGTTTTCAGCGTATAGTTTTTGATACGCTACGCAAAAAACTATACGCTTTAGCAACTGTAGTACGTATATAAAACTATACGCTACCGTACATAAAACTATACGGCACACACTAAACAGGCTCAACAAACTGTTCATCTTTGCCATCCTCTGGGTACACGACCCAGCAATAATCTGCAATCCCGACCTTACGGCACTCCACTTTTTGCATGGCTATCAGTTCATTTTTGGCGTTATTCCATGTCACTCTGGACTCGCTCGGGCCGCCATAAATGCTCCAAAACTCAGCCTTCCACTCGTCATACATCACCGTCTTGTGGCGCTCGTCCCCGATGTTTGTCATATGTCCATTCTTTTTTATCGCGGCGTGAATGGCCTTTAGGGCAATCTTCGGGTTGCGGTTTATCTTGTCCTTCTCTTCTTTTGGTTTCGATGCCTGGCTCTTGGCCTGCTGCTGGAGCGCCTCGTCACTGGCTCTCACGGCCAAGCTGATCTGCGCGTCTGCAATGCCCAATGCGCTGCCCTTGATCTCCACCTTCACCATCTCAAACCCAATCTTCACGCCTGTCTCGCCGTCCTTCTGTTTGGACACCGTGAGGATGGCTGACCCAGCTACGTCACTTGCGGGGTTTGGGACAGAGTCAATCTTCGCCAGTTCCAGTTGAGTGTCCACGGCTCCCAACAGGCTTGAGTGTCCCCGTAGACCTTTCAAAGCGTCCTTTCCGCTGTGGTGGACTACCATCAGGGAGCAGCCAAGCATCCGCTGAATCCTGCCGGTGTTGTGGATAAATGCCGCCATGTCCTCAGAGTTGTTCTCGTTACCAGCGCCAAACGCTCTGGCTAAAGTGTCAATCTGCACCAGTTCAAACTGGACACCAGTGCGTTCCATCAGGTCCTTGATTGAGGCCATCAGCAGATCAAAGTCATCCGCGCTGGATCTCAGGTTCAGCGCGGCGCGGATGACGTAGATTTCTGTTCCCGCTGGCGTCTTGTTGTAAATCTTGCACGCCTTGATCCTTGCGCCTACACCGCCAAATCCCTCGCCGCAGATGTACAGGACTGCACCTGGCGTTTCCACTTCGCGTCCCATCCACTGATTGCCAGTGGCAATTGCCTCCGCAATAGATAGCGCGACAAAAGACTTGAAACTGCCAGGTGGACCGTAGAGTGCCACCAGTGAGCGCCTTGGCAGCAAGTCTTTGATCAGCCACTCCACCGGCTCGTCCTCAATGTCATCCCAGGACTCAATGTTGAGCAGTTGCCGTGGGATTAGGATGGGCGGCTCTTGTATATCTAAGTTATCGGGTTCTAGCGTAACTTCGATAGTTTCCCGTGGAACAATCCACTCTGGTGTCATTACCTGGTCCACGCTGGTGACCACCGGTAGCGCCTTGGCTAACTCTGCCAGCTTTGCTCGGTCCCCGCCGTCCGCTACCCACTCGTAGGCATCGTCACCTAGATCCGGTAGGTTGAAGTCGAGCACGCGGATCGCCTTGGCGACCGGCAGCAGCGCCTGCACTACGCGCTTTGCGTACTTCCAGCCTGGTGCATCGCAGTCCGGAACCACTATCACTACCGCGCCGACAAAGTATTGGGTGATGTCCTCCGGCCAGTGCCCAGCACCGGCGTGCGATGTAGTGGCAATAGCACCTATGCTGACCAGGGCATCCGCTGCCTTCTCGCCTTCCACCAGGTAGATGGCACGTCCTGCTTCCCTTGCGTTGATCAGTTCCGGCAGGCGGTAGGGCACTATCCGCGCCCCTGTCATGCTGCCCTTGCGGTTGCCAGCGGCATCCACCTTGTGGAGAGAGTACGTCTTGCCCTTCTTGGTGTCCGTCTTGAACCGGCGCTTTACGAATAGGGTCTCGCCTTGCTCATCCTTGTACTCCCACTCGTTCTCCAACTGCGGCATTGTCATCAATTCACCTTTGATAAGCGCGAGACTGTACTCCTGGCGCTGGAGTGCTGGCAATAGGTTGCGTTCCCTGACCGCGTCAAACACCGAGTGCTGGTCGCAACCACCGTGGCAATGGAACAGGAGTTTGCCATTGTCTTCCTTGATGCTGAGACTCGGGTTCTTATCACCGTTACCGCGTCCGTGGCCAGCCACAGGGCAGCTTGCGAGCCAGTTCCCGTTCACCTTCTTGGCGTTGCCCAGGGCCTTGGCTATTGTTTCAGTGTCCATTTTCTCGTTCTCAATTTTTAAAGGAAAAAAAAGCCGGTGGAGATCAACCCACCGGCGTACCGATTACCGGTTAAAAGAACTCTTCGTCATCCATCACGGGCGCAGGCGCTGGCTTAGCCGCCTTGCGTACTGGCAATGGTGCTGGCTCCGGCTCAACAAAATCTTCGCCATCCGCATTCATCCCAGCGGGACGCGCAACCCACGACACCAGCT